AAGACCCTTTAGGGTAACTTTGCCATTAGTATTTTCTAGTCTTTACGTAATGCTTACATAGATACTTATGCGTAAGTACTTACATGTCTACACGTTTTAACTCTTTAGCGAAGCTGACAGGGGTATGCAAAGATTATAATGATTATGTGTATAAGTATTTACAGGTAAAGTTTATTTATGCCTGTACGTCTGGAACTTGACAAAAAATGAAATGGTGTTTTAATGGAGTGGCTTTGGCAATTGTGCCACAGCATAACAAATAAAAAATATTATGAAAAAAATAAAAAAAGATAACGTAATAGAACTGAACCCACCTCAATCATTTGAGCAGATGAAAAATGAAACTTTTGAAGCTATCTCTAAGGATATTAGGGGAATGATGATGTTCCTAGATATGTTGGTTTTGGCTAGTCAAACAGGAGACGACAGCATTAAAAAAGAGTTTCCTACAATAGACTTTGACGAACTAGAAAAAGCAGTAGAACATTTAGATGAAGTTGATTATATTCTCAGAGGTTTAATAACAAAACATTAAGGAGATAATTATGGAAAAACTATATGAAAAGATTTCACCTGAAAGACAAGAAAGACTTTTGAACCCTCAAATGTCTGACCACTTTGAGACTTTCTTTATGGGAAAGTTTGGCAACAGAATGTATCAGATAAAGATTGGTCGAAAGTGGGTTACTATGCGTAGTCGTTCGCATAGAGCTAGACTGTCGCTTGAAAACTTTAAAACTAAAGCGTTTGTTCAATGGAGAAGAGACGTAGAATCTCATACTTTTGTTCCGAATGAAAAGCGAAAGCGAGAATGGTACAAAGATTATGGGTTTACGAAACAACCTCGTGACTACTTTCTTGACCCTAAACACTTATCATGGAAGTAATTAAATATAGAGTTTATTTATGGTGTGCGTCTTGTGTTGACAATCAATCAGTCGTGTGCCATACTGCCCAACATCAAAGCAACGTCAAAACATTTAGGAGAATATTATGAATGACGACTTAAAAGAATTTTTACAGAATTTAGAAAACAATGAAGATACCTTTGAAGGTTTAGATTTGTTTGACGAATAGGTTATGACTTTGACCTTAACTAAAGTTTAATTTAACTATAAATAATAAATATTATGGCTATAACATATACAAATAAAGGTTCAGCAACCACAACTGCTATCAAAAATGCTCCACTAGAAGTCCAAACTTTTTGGAAACTATGTGATGATGAAAATGTTTCTATCGCTAGAGTTAGAAAACTCAAGAATAGATACGAATATACTTCGGGAGATACTTTCGACACTACTCATGTTGGCAAAGTTTCTTTAAATGTTTTGAAGAAACACCCTCAAAGAAATATTAGGTTTCATCAAAAACTTGGTATCGGTAAACGTAATCCTATTATGCAGGTTCTTGAAGTTCCTGAAAATTTTAGGATAACTGATGAATACTTAGATTCTTTTAAAACTCTACGTTTAAATAGAGATTTTCAAAAACCTACTTTATTTCAGAAAATGAAAAACGCTTTATACGGATAAAGACTATTTATGGTGTGCGTCTTGTGTTGACAAAATGCAAGACGTACTATACCATGCTCCACCATTCATTAACAACATTAAAACAATATGAAAAAGATATTTAATACTTTAGAAAGTGCTAAAAGATATTTAAAAGATAACAAATATAGATACTTAGAAAATCACTCTCACAGAGAAGATATATTTATTATGTATAAAAAAGGTTTTAAAATAGTATCTGTTACACCTTTTAGACAAACTTATGAACCTACTAAATATCAAATACAGAGTTTAAGATAGAGTATGCAAGTGGTTAAAGCTGATAGTCTGTAAAACTATTCTCTCAGAGTTCGTAGGTTCGAATCCTACCTCTATCACCATTTTAATTTAAAGGTGTGTTATGGGAATGTTAACACAAAACACTTAATAAGGATTAAATAAATGCCCCCAAATTCTTGCCTTTATATTTTTTCGAGGAGAAACTATGCCTACATATAAATTACTATCAAGTTCTAGTCCTAAGATAGACAAGGGAAACAAAATACAAGACAAATATTTTAGTAGAGTTATGTATCTAGCTCCCTCAGATTTAGCTGATGGAGTAAAAACTACTTGTCCTTATTCTAAGATTGCTATGTGTGAAGAACCATGTTTAAATACAGCAGGTCTTGGTGGTGTTTTCTCTAGTATTCAGAAAGCTAGAATACGAAAAACCTTGCTTTATTTCAACGAGTATGATACATTTATGAAACAATTAGTTTCAGACATTACAAAGTTTGAAAGAGAATGCGAAGATTTAGGTAAACAACCTTGTCTTAGATTAAATGGTACATCAGATATTCAATGGGAGTATCAAGAGGTGAATGGAAAAAATATGTTTGATATGTTTCCTAACATACAGTTCTACGACTACACAAAGATACCTACAAGAAAGATAAATGGCATTGATAACTACCACTTGACATGGAGTTATTCAGAAGCAAACAAGAAGTACGCTAAACTATTTCATAAAGTAGTAGAAAACAAAGCAGTAGTGTTCAGAAAAGATATACCTAAAACCTTTAAAGGTTTAGAGGTTATAAATGGTGATGAACATGACATGAGATTTTTAGATAAAGACAATGTAGTTGTCGGACTAAAAGCAAAGGGCAAAGCTAAGAAAGATTATTCTGGCTTTGTAATTGATAACGAGAAAATAGAAGTGAGGGCTATATGAGTGATAATGAAAAAGAGTTTTTAGTAAAAGTTAGTGGAGAATTTAGTATTTTCGATTCTTCCCAAGAGGGAGCAGAGAACTTTATACATGAACAATTATGTGATGATAGAGGATATGACGGATATATTGACAGTCTATCTATGGGTGATTGGTACGATATTACTCTAGAAGATATAGAAAATACTGTATCTGATATTAAAGATGATTTTAAAGATACGAAAGTTAATGAAGCGTTAGATATGTTAGTAAGGCACTTCAAAGAATTAGTAAAGGAGAACGACAATGAAACCTGATTTTAAACCAATACATTTTTATAACCATGAGAGTGGAGAGAGTTTTCAAATAATAACTAGAGAAGGGTTGATAGATTGGATAAATGACTACGACCTTTTTCATAATGCTTTTGATACTTACGAGCAATTAAAAGAAAGATGTTTAGAGGAGAACGACAATGAAACTTAAAGTATTTGAAACAATAGAAACTATATGGGAATTACCTGATAATTATTTTGATGATAAAGATTATGAGCAAGAGGATTGTTCTGATGATGAACTTGCTAGTCATTTTAAAGAAGGCAAACTTCTATATGAAAACAGGCAATATCCTGACGGCTACGATAATGAAATTATATCTTGGGATACCCGTGTTCGAGTTTGGAATGGGTGGGATGTTAAATATGTAGAGGTAGAGGAGACATCACAATGTTAATATTCTCTTATAAAAGTAAAAAAGAATTAAAAGAAAATATAGGCAATCCATTGAGGTATGTCGAGACTTCTTTTTTTGGTTTGGACTATAAAAGTAATGGAACTTTGGTAGGCTCTAATAGACCTTTTGACCCAAGAGGTACAGGTAAAAGAGAGTTTTTTGCAGAAGTTAAAATGGTTGATGATATAATAATGGAGGTAGATTAATATGAGTAGTGGGTACGAAAAAACAGCAAAAGAACATGTGGTTCTAAGTGGATTGGAAGGTTATATTGAAGATATTATTGAGTATTCAGATACAATACTGAGTATTCATAATGATATAGAAGATGTTAAAAATAATACAGAAGATGACCATAGATATGCTATCGAACAGATTAGTCAGGGAGTTAATGATTTACATTATGATATTCAAGATGATTTAGATTCATTACAACAACAGATTGATGAACTTAAAGATGCTATTGAGGACTTGAAGGAGAAAGCTAATGGATAAAATAATGTATGTAACAGTCAAGTTAGTTGTAAAAGATTCAGCAGATGCAGAAGATATATTACAAGCTGATTATAACTTTGACCATGAAGATATTATTTCTACAGAATGGGTAGATATAGAGGAGAAAAGCTAATGAATAACGAAAAAGAAATAACGTGGAGAGAAGAAGTAATAGATTTTTTAGGAGACTATTGGGAACTAAAAGGGAGACCTGACTTGTTTAATGATGTGGTTGACCATGTTCTAAATGTATATCCTGAAAGAATAGTTGGTGAGTTTGACGAGTTTTATGTACAAGAACACTTAGTTATCTTAGGTGAAGCGTTTGCATTTTTACAAACTCATTGCACATCAGCATACTCTTCAAAAGATTTAGAGTTTATGGCTCTAGCTGAGAAAGAAAGATTATTAACAATGACATAAGGAGAAATATGAAAGCAATATTAATTGATGTAAAAAAAGAAGAAGTCAGAGAGGTAGAACATGACGATACTCTTAAAAATATTTATGAGTTAGTTGATTGTGCTACTTTTGACGTAGTTAGAATTGATAATACCAATGGCATCTATGTAGATGATGAAGGTTTATTTGTAGAAGACCAACTGTTCTTTACTTATCATGGTGATACTTATTCTCAAACTTTAGCAGGGAATGGTTTAATCTTAGGAGTAGATAGTGAGGGGAATAGTATAGCTCCTACTCTAACTATAGAGGAAGTACAAGAAGCAATAGACTTTGAACCAAGAGGATTTGACACATGGCATTAAGAATAAACAGAGGAAAGATAGCTCACGAATCAGTTACAGGTTCAAGAGGAAAGAAAACTCATATAGGTAGAGGTAACGTAGCTACTTCGACTATGCCTAAAAGAAAGAAACAAACATTTAAAAAATATAGAGGGCAAGGAAAATGATTGACGTATCACAAGCAACACTAGATGTTATAGAAGCAATTAAACAACGAAAACCAATACAATTTACTTATGGCTCTGCTGAGCATATTAGAGAGCTAGAACCTACAGGATTTTTTGGAGACTTTGAAGGTTTTGAGGGGAATGATACTTTTATTGACGAGCATAGAAAATTTTACTTTAATAAAGTTGCTGAGTGGCATGGTGTTCAACAACCTTATGAAATAACTATTACGATAAAGTCTTTTACTCACCCTACAGACGAAGAAGTATTAAACTACCTGACACAAATCGTAACTGATATGCGACCATTGTTATATTCAGTTAAACATAAGGAAGAATAATGACAGAGTATGACATACATGAAATGTATGCAGAGCAACAAGCAAGAGATACTATAACTGCTCTACATGCCAACAATGGGGTCTTGACAGTACACTTTAAAAATGGTACAATCGAGGTTTGGAAAAAAAACTGGAGAGGTAAACTCAAAAGAATTAAAAAGAGGACACAACAATGAAAAGAAAAGATTACATATATATTGGAGCTTATTTAATATTTTTTGGTTGGTTTGTAAATACAATCATACAAGAAAAGCAATATCAAAATAAACAATTTGAAAAAATTAATAAATTAAATAATGATTTAATAACAATATCAAATTATCTTGATAAAAATATTAAAGATATTAGTAACAATAACAATCAAATAGACTACATTTCAATACAATTAGAAGAACTTAAAGAAGATTTAAAAGATGTTCAAAATTCTTCTGAATCTTTTTATGAAATGTTTTTTGATACTCAACCACAAAGAGTTGAAGAAGAATTAGTTATAGAAGAAGACCGAATACAGGACTTGCAAAGCACTCCTGCTCCTTCAATAACTAAAGAGAATGAGGAAACCCCACCTCAAACTCTACCAGAGCAAGAAGTTTTAGAAGCTCCTGTCGTACCCGAAATGCCTGTCGAAGTATCAACAGTCAAGATAACTACTGCTTCTTGCCCTACTCCAAATAGAAATCTTTTACCTTTTATTGAAGATATTTATTTAAGGAGAGACTATACTTTCACAGTTATTTATGATGTTAAAAATTCTAATATAACTAATGTAAGATATGAGGGGTATGTTCCTAACAAACTTAAAAGAGGAATACAATCTTATTTAGATTCTTTTAAAAGTTCAGGCACAGTTTCAAATTGTGCTGTTAAATTAAAATTATTAGGAAATTAATATGGAAACATTTATTTTAACTCAAACCCAATTTAACGATTGGGATAATTTTTGTTTAGATAATGGTAAAATTATGTACGAGAATGAAGATTGCTATATAAACGAGTATAATGAAAATAGTAAACTTTTTGTTGTTCATGTTCCTGCGTCTGAACAATCAGGTATTATAAACTTTCTTCAAAAATTGCTTGACAACAAATGAAGAAGGGAGTATAATACATCACATCAACAATCAAGCCAAATAGGAGAAAACATATGGCATTAGTAGAAGGAAAAGCGTATTGGGCAAGTGTGACTACTCCCAACACTACATTCGAGCCAGTCTATTCAGTAGACTTAGTAGTTGACGAGGAGACTGCATCTGAGTTTCAATCGTCAGGTCACAGAGTTAAAGACTTAACAGTTAAAGACTCAAGTGGTAACCCTATACCAGTAGGAAAAGCTATCACTATAAAAAGAAAAGTTAATGGACCAAATGGTATGGTACGTAAAGCACCAAAGCTTTATAATGCCAACAAAGAACTCATTGACGACATGGTAGGTAATGGTTCTACAGTACGAGTACAATATAACGAATACGATTGGACTTGGCAGGGCAAAGCAGGTAAAGGTTTAGATTTCAAAGCCATGCAAGTGCTAGACCTTGTGCAAGTTACGTCAGCAGACGGGTCAGAGATTGACCCCTTTGGAGACGGAGAGGAGTTTTAATGTGGCTAAACAGGAAGAAGTAAAACAAGACTTTGACCCTAGTAAACCATTTATTACTATAGATGATGTACAAGTGTTTGTCGAAGACTTACCAGAAGAAGGTCAACAAATCTTTGGAAGACTACAAAGACTAAACCAAAAGAAAGCTAATATTGTTTTAGACTTGGAAGAGTTACAAGCAGGTATTAACTTCTTTTCAAATAGAATTGTAGAACTCTATAATATTGATGCACCTCAACAATCTGATGAAGTAAGCACAGAAGATAATTAGATTGTTACAATAACTTAAAGCTAGGCATTTCTGTGCAAGATGTCTAGCTTTTTTTATGGATAACATACATGAATGATAATAATAAGTTTGTAAAATTTCATCTACCTTGTAATACTTGTGGTAGCTCAGACGCATTGTCTTTAAATGAAGACGGCTCTACAAAGTGTTTTAGTTGTGGAGAATTTTTACCTAATAAAAACAACATAGGAGTACGCTCGGTGGAACACAAACCAAAACCTCAATCAACCCCTGCAAATCTATCTCATGGAGGTATGTTTGCTTCTCTTACAGATAGAAATATATCTGCAGATACTGCTAAAAAGTATGGAGTAAAGGTTGTGTACGATGCTACTGGAGAGCTATCTCAGCACCTCTACCCTTATTACAACAACAACGAATTAACTGCACACAAAATTAGATATGTTAAAGACAAACGATTTGTTACAGAAGGAAACTTTGAAGGCACAGGATTGTTTGGTCAGCATCTATTTAAAGAAGGTGGTAAGTATCTTACGATTGTAGAAGGTGAGTGTGATGCTATGGCTGCATACGAATTGCTTGGTAGCAAGTGGGCAGTTGTATCAATTAAACGTGGTGCTCAATCAGCAGTAAAAGATATCAAAGAAAGTTTAGAGTACGTAGAAAGTTTTAATAATGTAGTACTTTGTTTTGACAAAGACCAAGCAGGTCAGGAATACGCACAAGAAGTAGCTAAGATTATCAAACCAAACAAGTGTAAAATAGTTACTCTACCCGAAGGATTCAAAGACCCTAATGATATGTTACGTAGTAAAAACTATGAAGCATTTACTAGGGCATGGTGGGATGCTCAAGTATTTACTCCTAGTGGTATTATACGAGTTTCAGAAAAGCAAAAAGAATTTCTTAAACGAGACAAGAAAGCTAGTGTTCCTTATCCTTGGGAAGGTCTTAACAAAAAACTTATTGGTATGCGACAAGGAGAACTAATAACTCTTACTGGTGGCACAGGACTTGGTAAGTCTTCTATTACTAGAGAGATAGAACATTGGCTCGTTAATCAAACTGAGGACAACGTGGGTATCATTGCACTTGAAGAAGACTGGAGACGTACAGTAGACGGAATTATGTCTATCGAAGCCAATGCTAGATTGTACATAGATAATGTTAGAGAAACGTATGATGAAGACACGTTAATAAAAATGTTTGATAAAATATTTAGTAATGACAGAGTATTCTTACATGCACATTTCGGTACAAACGACTTAGATGATATCTTTTCTAAACTTAGATATCTCATTGTAGGTTGTGACTGCAAGTGGGTTGTAGTTGACCACTTACATATGTTAGTTAGCTCTGTTACAGAAGGTGATGAACGTAGAGCTATTGATAATATTATGACTAGACTACGCAGTTTAGTTGAAGAAACAGGAGCAGGAGTCATACTCGTATCTCACTTACGTAGAGTACAAGGAGATAAAGGACATGTCC